CCTGTACTGAATCACTGTTAATTAGGCTTACTACTTTGGATAAATTGAAATTGCGCGGTTGTCCGCTATATTTACGGTTACGGTTAGTAATGTTGTAACGGATAACACCGGTACGCATTTTGTTACTCATATCTGTTTCCTTGTTTGTGTTTGAATCCATTTTCTTCATCATCTTCAGCACTATTTTCTTCACGTGCCTTCATCATATCTGCGGCATATAGCACTGCATCTGATTCGTCCATCTGCAATTGATCTTTTAGGAAATTAATAATGCTGGTTTCGCTAAATTTCTGCTCGTTAAGTTCTCTGAAAACGCTGAGGATATTACCGGCGGACATACTGCGGCGTTCCTGTACATCCTGTTTTTCTTTTTCCATGGCCGTCTGTGCGCCAATGAAGGTAATCTGATAGGGTCGTTTATAAAAAGTACCGCCGTATTTAAGCTGCATATGTACATCAATGCAGTGATCAACAAATGCGGTAAAGCCAGCTCTGATAAAGATCGACCGTAAGGCAGCCTGAGCAGAAACGCGATAAAAACCACCGTCCCCAAGCCCTCCGCTGAGCTGGTCGGAAAAGCCGAGCATAGACAGATCGTGACCAAGTACGGCCGCCAGTACCCGCGCATAAAACATGACATCATCAAGGTTGTAGACTGAAGCATTGCCGGAACCGCTTAGAGATGTGTCCACTTGTACTAGCTGTTTTTCATCAAATACCGGCATAAGATGGGTAAAGCGCCTAGATATGGGTTTGCCGCTTCTAACAGCTTCATTGACATAATCCGCACTGCTTTTGAGAACGCTATACAGGTTATTCATGAATTTGTCCTGCTGAGCTTTATTCATATTGGACATATTCGCTGAGATCATGCTTTCGCGTACTGAATCTAGAATACGGCTTGAATTCAGTCCGAACAGGGCATTTTGCAGCATGTAGAATGGCCCGCCTGCATCTTGCAAAAATGAGCCGCCTACGAGACTGGGCAGAGGTAAATGTTTATCCGGATCATCTTCACATACGTTGGTTTGCCATGCGTTATACAACATCCGCTGCTGTGGTACAGAACCCATACGCTGTAAGCGCAAACGGGCTATCTGTTTATTGCTCATTGGCGTCAGGTTGTTGTTACCCTGTTCCAGTGCCATCAGATAACCTACGGTTTTTCCGCCGCGCTCCATAGCAATAATATTCGGCGTATTAAAGTCCGCATTGTGCACAATGGATAAAATGCCATCTTTCGGCCGGCCGTAGATACGCGCATATGCATCACCGTATACCGTTGCGTTATAGGTAATTTCGTATGCCATTGCATTGAGAATGGGTGATAAATTATCCCGTAACTCATTAATGTATTTGATTTCTTCTTTAGTGGCTTCCGGTTTGGATTCAATAAAAAATACTTCACTGGTGTTTTCATGTGCACCCAGAGATTGTGTGACATGCAGATTCAGTGCTGTTGCTATTATCGGACTGCCGGACATGAAGCTGTAGTTGTCATATATTTGCTGTCGTGTTTCAACCGATCGTGAATCAGCACTAAGGGACTGGCTGATAGTAATGGAATCCATATCAGCCCAGCTCCGAGCACCGGCATCTATTAACTGCTGAGGACTGATATCAAATTGCTTACCGTTTAAATCTAATATGATGGATTTTGTTTGCGACATAAAAAAAGCCCAGTATCTTTGGGCTTTATTATGCGTGGACAGGAACGCGTATTTTTATGCGTTCCCTTATTTGTTTGTATGTTTAATGGTCAAGAGTTTTGGCTTCTTCCCATAGCTGGAATAAACTATCCTGATCAATATTTAGTGTTTCAGTGAAAAACTGCCAGATATCATCATTACCTAAACTAAAGGTTTGCGCTTCTAATATTGTATTGCGCACCTTGATTTTATGGGCACCATCCAGTTCTTTTTCAGCAATTTCAACCAGCTTTTCCTTGTTTTTTCCATATTTTATCTCAATCTGGATAAGTATCTGAGTACGGTTAAGCGTACCAGCATCTTTTCTTTTATCAAGCAGACGCAATTCATCAGCATTCGGCAATTCTATCCATTTCCCTGCTTTTTCTGACCATTCACTATAGGGTAATGGTGGTTGCGTCGTTACATCATCTGGAAGTAATCCCAGCTCAGATATAATTCTTGGACTGCCAGTTTCTTTGTCATATACAGTTTCACCACGATGGTCTTCAATGTATTTCCAGACGTTTCCAAGCCATAGAGGTATGAAGCCGTTTTTTTGTTCAGGTTCTTTAGCATCAACACACAGACGCGGTATCAGGTAAGTACCGTTATTTTCCAATGGATCTAAATCTGCTGTAGTCATACCAACAAAGTAATTGTTTTCATCTAGCTGGCAGACAGGAATGGTCGGTTCATATCGAATCATTTTTTTTCCTTATATTTTGATACAGGCTAATAACGCTATATTGCGCGGTCTGGCTTCATTGCCACCATTAAAATCTGTAGAAAACGAGTGTGTATGATTTCCGCTTCCGTCAGTCTCAAAAGAATGGTTATGATTGCCTGTGGCAGCGGTATTTCCCCATCGTTCTACATTACCGCCATTTGATTCAAAATTATTCCCTGAGCCATTTGTGCTGATTGGAATTTCATGACTATGTTCCCCATTAACAGACGTCCAGCCAGTATGTGCGTGCCAGCCTGATTCAGCAGTTACTCCAACATGATTGTGACTGAGGTTTTGGCTATTCTGAAAAGAAGCAAACTGTCGGCCGGTATCTATGCCACGCCCGTCATCGATACCGCGCAAAAATTCACCTCGTAAATCTGGCAGATTAAAAGTTATTTTGCCGTCACCACTTCCATAAAGCGTACCAATAGCAGCAAAAAGATTAGCATAGGTGATACGTGATATAGCTGCACCATTAGCCTTTAACCAGCCTACTGGCGCAGTATTCATAGCAAAATACATTATCGCTCCTGCGGGTGTGGCATTAATATTCTGCGTTCCGTCAAAAGGAACACCATTAATGGTTCTTACTGTTTGCAGTCTTGTAGCAGTCGCAGCATTACCGGAAGTATCCTGATTACCTGGTAAATTCACACCGGGTAAATCAATATCTGTTTTGGCATTAAAAATAACTCCACCGATTCTACGTGCCGCAATCTGACCGGCATATGTAGCAGTCGCAGCATTACCGGTTGTATCCTGATTACCTCTGATATTCACGCCAGGCAGATCTATGTCCTGTGAACCATCAAATGAAACACCGCCAATCTTACGCGGAGTAAACAGTTTGGAAGCTGTAGCAGCATTACCGGAAGTATCCTGATTACCTGGTACATTTACGCCCGGTAAGTGTTCTATTGCTTCCCAAAGTTCAGCAAACTTTCCATCAATCACGCCCATCTCGGCATCAACAGTACTGGAATCTATAATGGTTACCGTATGATCTTCCAGCGACGTGATAATCAGATTACATGTTATATAAGCTATTTTATGCGGATTGATGTAATCAATCATTTCACCGGCAGGGTGAGAAATAATAGCAAATTCAACGCCACTGTACTTATCAATTAGTTTTATGGTTTTAATGCCATATGAAGCGGTTTTGTCAACAACAGAGATTCGAAGTGCTATTTGCTGCTGACCTATATTTTTTCCGACTACATCAAAAGTACCACGCAGATTATTTTTGTCATCATAAACGTCGGCTTTACTTATTTTGATTTTAAATCCGTTTGCATCACGGGCATTATCAAGTGCAGCCTGATAACCGGATTTTGTAATTTCAACTTTTAGTCTTTTTTCATTTGCCATCTTTATAAATCCTGATTACGGAATTACTAGCTATTATCAGCGGTAAAAAATGTTAAAGAGTACGTTGTTCCATCACCAAACACATTTATGCCGAACTCAGTGACTTCTTCTTTCTGTTCTTCGGCACAATCATATTTAGAGACAGAATATTCAGTGCTGTCCCCTAAAAAACCCACTCCGCCCTCACAAGATGTTTCTTTGACAATTTCTGAAATAAACAATCTGGCAGGCAGTGTGTTTTTTAGCATCTCTGCTATGTCATAAGGGAAGTCTCTTGCTTCCCGCTGGGTCAGATTAATGCGGATTCTGGAAGTCAGATAAAAATCATTTTTATTAAGCCCTGTCTTTTCTATCTCTTCTTCGGTTATAAGTCCTAACGGGTATTCAGTTTCTTTATCATGCCAGAGCTGCTGGATTTCAAACTCATTCCCCCACGTACATTTAATAAACGTTTTCAGAAAATGTGT